GTGGTGGGGTAGGCAAAGCAGATTCCGGCTGTGGCGGAGGTGGTGGCGGTGGTGGATTCACTGGCACAACAGGCGGTAGAGGCGGTGACGGCGGAGATGGGCTATGCATCATTACTTCTTGGTGATTTCACACAGTACCAGTTAAAATAAACTGCTTAGAAACGGAGCGTAAAAATGTCAAGTACCTATTCAACCAACCTAGCCCTTGAGCTTATCGGCGCTGGCGACCAAGCGGGTAACTGGGGGTCAACGACCAACACCAACCTCGGCACTTTGCTTGAACAGGCTATCTCAGGATACACAACCCAAGTCTGTACGGGCGGCACCGACCCTCTGCTAATGACCAATGGCGCGTCAGCCACGGCTAGGAATATGTTCCTAGAACTAACGGGTACGGGTGGGGGTTCACTGGTTGTGCCAGCCAATAAGAAGTTGTACTTCATCTACAACAACACCTCTAGCGCCATCACAGTCAAAGTAACTACGGGCGTGTCAGTCCCAGCCGCAGCAAAGATAGTTCTTGTATCTAACGGTACAGATATTATTACGGCTACTAACTACATGGCGTCTGCTACGTTGCCAAGTGCAACTCTTTCCTCGCCTACCATGACAGGAACGCCCATTGCGCCGACAGCGGCTCCGGGAACAAACACAACGCAAGTTGCAACGACAGCTTTTGTGACTGCTGGGCTTGCTGCGGCGTATCCTGTTGGCGCTATTTTTCTAAGTACAGTTAGCACTAACCCTAGCACATTGCTTGGCTTTGGTACATGGGTAGCGTATGGCACGGGGCGGATGTTAATCAGTGCAGATGCTACATACATAGCAGGTTCTACTGGCGGTTCGGCAACAACAACATTAATTACCGCTAACTTGCCTGCTCACAGTCACACAATTAGTGACCCCGGTCACGCCCACTCGGTATCCCACAATGCACAGTCACAAAACTCAAGCCATCAACTGGCTGGCGGTCCAAGTAATACTGTATTTCCTACTGCGGCATCAATCACAATAGCTTCTAATACAACGGGCATTACGGGTACAACTAATACAGGTTCTGGTACAGCCGCAACCACAATCTCACCATACATTGCTGTATATATGTGGAACCGTACTGTCTAAGCAATGACCAATATAAAAGATTACATTCTTGTTGTAGAAAACGTAGTTTCTTCGGAGCTATGTAATGAAATATTGGCCGAGTACAAAGAAAGTAGCGATTGGGTAGAGGCGACTGTTTCGTCAGGACTAGATTTACAAGCGCGTAATTGCCAAACAATTTGTATTTCTTTTGACGGTGTTATTGATATGAGCAAAGAAGTGCGGCAAAAGATAGACCAAGAACTTTTTGGTTGCGCTAGTAAAGCGATTGCAGAATATTGCAATGTGTTTAAAGAGTGCATCGTAGAAGCAGACTCTGGTTATGAATTACTTAAATATGATGTAGGTTGTTTTTACAAACCCCATGTTGATTCATTTAAAGACCGCCCCCGTGCGGTTTCTTGCTCGTTTATTTTAAACGATGACTATGAAGGCGGAGAGTTTGCATTTTTTAATAAAGAATTAACATACAGAGTAAAAAAGGGTTCATGCATTATGTTTCCTTCAAATTTCATGTACCCCCACGAAATAACACCTGTGACTAGCGGTACAAGATACTCCATAGTGACTTGGTTTGTATAAAGTGGACGTCATTTAAAATGATTCTTGAAATACCAAATTTTGCTACAGCGGAACAAGTTGCAATTATTCGTAACGGAGTACACCCGTTCTTGCCAAAAGTTGAAACCCCCACGTACAACAGGGATGGCAGGTCTGTTTTTATAAGCAAAACGCCAGCATTGCAAACAATTGATGTTTTAGTGGCAACGCTTATGGATAAGTTGCAAGCGGAAGTTGTTAAACACAGATACAAACCAATGTTTAATTCTGGCGACTCTGGGTATGAGTACCATTTATACGCGCCGGGGCAGATGTGTCATTACCATACAGACGGGGAAGTTGCTCAAGGTGTTTTGCGCTATGCAACTGTTATTTTGTTTTTGACAGATAACGAAGGCGGCGAATTGGTATTCCCTGCACAAAACAAAGAGGTCAAGCCAGAAGCGGGCAAAATGGTAGTATTTCCGCCCAACGGAACGCATGGGCATTACAGTAAACCATCCACTACCAATAGAGAAATTGTTATGACTTGGTTTACCTATGTAGGCGTTCAAGTAACGGAAACAAACTAATGTGGACCCGTTCTCTGCCCTTCTCATTGCCCAAACTGCGGTTGGTTTCATCAAGCAGGGGTGCGCTTTCCTGCATGAAGGCCGCATGGAGCTTGAGGGCGCAAAGAAGACGGCAGAGCAGGTCATCGGAGATGTCAAGGCAATCAAAGGAATTTTTGATTGGTTCATTGGTCTATTTGTTAGTAAACCAGCCGCCGAAGCGCCCAAGCCTGTGGCGAAAGCGAAAGCCAAGCCAGCAACCAAACAGCAACAGTCCTACGAGGAACTTGAACTCAAACTCATCAGCGAGATTGGAGCAAACCTCGGAGTCCTCTTTGACACACAGCAATCAATCAATAATTACTACATTGAGTTAGAAGAGACAAGTAAGACCAACTACGACCCAACGCAAAACACCAGTCAAAAGGCGATTGAGCGGGCGTTGATTGAGTTGCAGATGGAGAAGTTGATGGAGCAGACCAGAGAGGTGATGGTCTATGCCCCGCCTGAGTTGAAAGATTTGTATAGCAGGTTCCTCAAGATGCACGCCAAAATAGAACAAGAACAAGAGTGGGCAAGGTCTGAGATGATTCGCGGGGCAAGATTGGCAAGGTGGAAAAAAGAGCAAGACGAGATTCGGGTCATTGAATTAACAAGTGGGGTGATTGCCGTGACGTTTATATCTCTATTTTTTGGATGGCTCATGTGGGAAATACGAAACTTGTCTGGTGGATTTTGATAGGAGTTGCAATATGTATTGTGGTAGGAGTAACCTCGATGGCATACGTGGAAACCCTATACATGCGGGCACAGTTAAAACAAGAGATGAAAGAACTTCGTAAACTTAAACGCGAACTAAAGGAACAGAAATGATACCTATCGGCGCACTTATAGACATTGGCGGGAAGATACTAGATAAGGTGTTTCCTGACCCAGCACAGGCGGAGCAAGCCAAACTCAAACTGCTTGAGATGCAACAAAACGGCGAGTTGGCAAAACTCAATGCAGATGTGTCTGAGCAACATGAGTTAACCGAGCGCCTCAAAGCAGACATGGGTAGCGACTCTTGGCTGTCCAAGAACATACGCCCTATGACCTTGGTGTTTATCCTAGTTACCTACACAACCTTTGCCATGATGAGTGCATGGGATGTTGAAGTCAATAACAACTATGTGGAGTTGCTTGGTCAGTGGGGCATGTTAATTATGTCGTTTTACTTTGGCGGTAGGACGCTAGAGAAAATCATAGATATGCAGAAGGGTAAGAAATGAACCTTAGCGAACACTTTAGTCTTGACGAGGCAACGTATAGCGAGACTGCTATACGCATGAACATTGACAATTTGCCTAACCCTCAGCAATATAAAAATATGAAGTTGGCGGCTGAAAAACTGGAGGAGGTGCGAAATGTCACAGGCGCTCTTCGTGTTAACTCTTGGCTACGCTTGCCTGATGTCAACGTGGCTGTTGGCGGTTCTAAGGTATCCAGCCACATGGATGGTTGGGCTATTGACTGCTCTTCTTCTGTTCACACTCCTTACGAAGTATGTCAGCTTGTTTTAGGCGCGGGCATCAAGTTTGACCAGATGATTCACGAGTATGGTCGGTGGATGCACATATCCTTTGCGCCTGAGATGCGTCAGCAAGAGTTGACAATTTACAAGCCAGAGGGAAAATACAAACCCGGCATCTGGACAGAAGCCGAATACCACACAAAGTAATATGCCATTACAGAAACTTGCATTTAGGCCCGGCGTTAACCGAGAAGGCACTACCCTCTCCAACGAGGGTGGCTACTTTGACTGCGACAAAATTCGTTTCCGCTCTGGTTTTCCTGAGAAGATTGGCGGCTGGCAAAAGGACGCTGGGATTGCATCCACTACTTGCCCGACAGGTACGTTTACTTCTGGGGGAACGTCTACGCAAGCTACCGTTACTAACGGGGTGTTTTGGGGTGTAACCAAGGGTTTGTGGAACTGGATTAACTTAACAGGCTACAACTTACTTGCCGTTGGCACTAACCTTAAATACTACATACAGAACTCTTCTGGCGGCTCGTACAACGATGTGACTCCCATCCGTGTAACCACGTTGGCAACTGAGATAACTTTTACTGCAACATCAGGCTCTACAACTATCACAGTAAATGATGCCGCACATGGCGCACAGGTGGGAGATTTTGTTTGTTTTACTAGCGCTGCTTCTTTGGGCGGCGCTATTACGGCTCTGGTGCTTAATAGAGAGTATCAAGTTAAAACTGTTACAAGTAACAACACATACACAATTACTTCTAGTGCAAGTGCAGGCGGATTTGTAATTGGGGTAACTTATGTAATAGAAACAGTTGGAACAACAGACTTTGTCTCAATTGGCGCAGCTTCTAGCACAATTGGCGTAGTTTTTGTTGCTACAGGGGTAGGTTCTGGTACAGGCACAGCCTCTCCTCGCGCTAACGGTAGCGATACTGGTACTGGTGGTGCGGCTACGATTGGCAACTATCAATTAACCACTGGTTTCACAACATTTACGCTAGGTACAGGATGGGGCGCTGGTGGCTGGGGTGGCTCGGTTGGACCTAGTGCTACGACTGCGTTAACCGCAAGTATTAATAGTAGTTCTACTGCGGCTATAGCCGTCACCTCTACAACAGGTTTTACCGTTGGGACAATGTACGTTGGTACAGAAGGTATAAGTTTCACGGCTGTAACAGCAACCACATTTGCTGGCACGATAACTCGCGCTGCTGGCGGAACAGGACCTGTACCAAATAGTACAGCGGCGGCGCACACTAACGGCGATGCTGTCTATCAATACCCATCAACTGCAACGGGTTGGGGTTCTCCTGCAACTACAGGTATCGGTATTCAGTTGCGTCTGTGGAGCCAATCTAACTACGGAGAAGATTTAGTTATCAACCCCCGTGGTGGAGCAATGTATTACTGGGCCAATAACGCCAGCGCTAACGTCTACGACCGTTGCCAAATCATTAAAGCAGGTGGGACATATCAAACTAAAGCGGGAACAGTTCCTTCAAGTGGGACTATTGATTCCAGTTGTCCATCCCTTGTTAACTTTATTTTAATTTCAGACTCTTCACGTTTTACTTTTGCATTTGGTTGTAATGACCCAAGCGGCGTGTACGCATCAACCGCGCAAGACCCAATGCAGATTCGTTGGTCTGACCAAAACAGCGTAGTCACATGGACGCCATCTATTAGTAACCAAGCGGGCGGTATAAAGTTAAGCCACGGCTCACAGATTATTACTGCCATACAGACACGACAAGAAATCTTGGTCTTTACCGATGCCGCGCTTTATTCATTCCAGTACCTCGGTGCGCCGTATGTTTGGGGTAATCAACTTCTTGGCGACAACATCTCTATTGCAGGGCCTAACACGGTTGCCGTGGTAAACAACGTCACTTACTGGATGGGCGCAGATAAGTTCTACGTCTACTCTGGACGGATTGAAACCCTCCCTTGTTCGTTACGTCAATTTGTATTTGACAACATTAACTTGACTGAGTCGTATCAGTTCTGTGCTGGCACAAGCGAGGGTTACAGCGAAGTGTGGTGGTTCTACTGCTCTATTACAGGTACTACGTCTACTGGGGAAAATAGCACAGGCACGCAAGCAGCACCTAACCGTATGCTTGACCGCTACGTCATCTATAACCATTTAGAGAAAATCTGGTATTACGGTACTTGGAACTGCACTGGCGCTCGCCCGCGCACGGCTTGGCTAGACAGCCCGCTACGCGCTCAACCGATTGCTGGCATTGCATACAACTCTAGTAATGTGTATCAAAACGCAGATGTGGTCTACCATGAAACAACTGTGGACAACAACGAGACTAGCACGCCCACTGCTATCGATGCCTATGTTCAATCGTCGGATTTTGATATTGGTGACGGTCATAATTTTGGTTTTGTTTGGAGACTTATTCCTGATATTACGTTCAACGGCTCAACATCAGCCGCCCCAGCCGCAAACTTCTCGGTACGCCCACGTACCTTTCCCGGTGCCAACTATGGTTCGGCGGACGATAGAGCAGTAACTAGCGCTCAAAGTTACACCACCACAACTGTCTATAACGTGCAACTGTTTACTGAACAGGTTTATGTACGCATTCGCGGCAGACAGATGGCTTTTAAAATTGAGTCAACCGACCTTGGTACAAGTTGGCAGTTGGGTGTCCCACGTATTGACGTTAGACCTGACGGTAGGAGGTAAGCATGGCAACAAAAGGCGTAGTAGCCCCACGACTCCCGCTTGCTCCAGTTGAGTATGACCAAAGGTTTATGGATGTGTTGCTTGGTATTTTGCGTCAGTACTTCAATGCGCTAGATAACCCCGGACCCATTCTTGCTGCAACAGAGAGAACAACAAACCCCACAGAAGTTATTTCTGCCCTAAGTTGCGCTAAACCCAGTACTACAGGCGCTCCCACTATTAGCCTACCAACACAGGCTGATTTTGCTCTTCTGCGCTCTGGCGATGTTTACTACGATACGTCTGGCGGGGTTGCAACAAGTTACCCATTAAGGATTAAGGCATGATAAACTCAATTAACTCCCCATCTACGAGGCAAAAATGAGCCTACAACACGCTGCCAAACATTTAGCCGCCCACGGTCGTGGTAAAGACACCGAACTTATCCACATGGATAAAGGCGAGATTGCAAGTCTCCAACAAATTGCTATGGCGCATGGTGGGTCTTTAACAATTAACCCACAAACTGGACTGCCCGAAGCTGGCTTTCTTAGCGCTATGCTTCCTATGATAGCTGGCGCGGGCCTAATGATGATTCCCGGTATGCAAGCAGGTGCTGCGGGTCTTATTGTTGGCGGGTTAAAAACCGCGCAGTCTGGCAGTCTCAGCAAAGGTATTATGGCTGGCCTTGGCGCTTATGGCGGTGCGGGGTTGGCTGGTTCGGCTGGTGCCGCGGGTGCGTCATCGGTAACTCCCACAACAATAACTCCTCCCCCCGCCCCAGTAATACCAGAAGGCGTAGCCAACTTTGGCCCTAATATGTCACCCGATGCGTTTAGCGCAATGCCTACAACACCTGTAGCACCTTCTGTTGCACCTTCTGTTGCAGCACCTACAACTGTAGGGTCAAGTGGTAGTGCGGGTATGGATCAATTTATTGGTGGGTCTGGCGGTGCCCCTGCGGGGACTGCACCAATTCCAAACCCGTCAGCGGGAATATCAAACGCGGCTCCTGTGTCTGAGCAAGCATACGTGCGGGCTATAGACAACGCCACAATACCAAAAGACTTCAATGCTATGAACGCCACTGAGCGACTTTCAGCTATGAAGTCAGGCGCGTCGTTTGGTAATGCGTATGATTTTGCGGCTGCAAACCCTAAAACAGCAATTGGTGCGGGGCTAAGCGTTGCCGCTGGTATGAAAAAAGACCCTGTGGTAACTCAGCCAGATAAAGATATGGGTCAGCGGTACAGCTTTACTGGCGGCAAACTTGAACCAACTCCAGCCCCAGATGTGCCTTCGTACGAAGATATGCTTACAAAGCAAGGTAACTTTGGTCGGCAAAGGCAATATTTTAATAGCCCAACATACTCACCTATATCCAAAGATGAGGCTAAAGACCTCTACCATTTTGCAGGTGGCGGCCCAGTAGAACAGATGTCTAATAATTCCATGATGGGGGTAAACACTATGTACCCTATGGCAAATATCTCAACATCCTCTTACGGCACACCTGACCAAATGGCTGAAGGTGGTGAGGCTGAGGAAGGCAACTTTTTAGCTTCGATCGCGCGTGCGTTTGGCAAGGGACCAAAGAAACAAGATGAAAATCCCGGACTTAAGTACGCCTATGACCAAGATCAAGGACAGTACGTTCAACAGCAGGCGACAGGAGGACTCTCCGATGCGCGATATAACTTGGGCGGTTATTCTGACGGCGGTCGCTTACTTCGTGGGCCGGGAGATGGCGTATCTGATTCGATCCCTGCTGTAATTGGCAAAAAGCAACCTGCTCGTTTAGCCGACGGTGAATTTGTAGTTCCTGCACGTATTGTGTCGGAGTTGGGTAATGGCTCAACTGAGGCTGGTGCTCGCAAGCTATACGCAATGATGGACAGAATCCAAGCAGCGCGTAAGAAGACAGTAGGTAAAGATAAGGTTGCACAAAACAGCCGTTCTTCTAAATATTTACCTGCATGAGCGACATCCGCCTAACCCCAGAATGGATAGAAAAACGAGACGAGCTACGTGAAAGAGCTTGTTGTGGGGATAGTAATGCTTTAATATTTTTAAGCACCGTGATGGATGCGGTAGAGATTTGGGACGATCTTATAGATAAGGATAAGGAAGTTAAGGGCGACGACATAAATCGTGTGTTCTTAAATCTAATGTTCTTTATGCCTCAGAATCCGTTTTTTGAGCGCAACAAAGGCTACTTGTTGCCCGTAATGATGACTTGTATAAACGCTTGGTTAGACTCGAACGATTTGCAGCAGTCCCCAGTCAAGCGCGATCTTCAAGCTGCGTGGTGGTTAAAACAAATGGGCGTTGAGTTGTATGGCTCAGTCGCATTCTTAATGGGTGGCTTTAGCCACATGCGTGAAATCTCATTGGAAGCCCGTACTGTACTGGCACACGAAGATTTTACGGATTTCTTACAGGAGAATAATCATGCCTGATTTAGGTGGCGATAAACAGCCAGCGGCAGAACAAAAAGCCACTACAGAACTGCCTGAATGGGCAAAGCCGTATGCTAAAGACATACTGGCTAAGGGTCAGGCGTTAACCGACGTCAATCAGAATCCGTACCAGACTTACAACCAAGACCGCATTGCAGGGTTTTCCCCAATGCAACAACAGGCTATGCAGAATGCGCAAGGTATGTCTGTAACCCCCCAAACGGCTCAAAGTAGTGGGTTAGCGTATGGCGCGGGACTAGGTGGTCTGGGTATGGCTACAAGTGCAACCCCACAGAACTTCCAACAAAATGTTGGTGGGTACATGAACCCCTACTTGCAGATGTCTTTGGCACCACAGTTAGCAGAGGCTAATCGTCAATACGATATTAGTGGAACTAGGCAACAGTCTGCTGCTACACAAGCAGGTGCGTTTGGTGGCTCACGCGAAGCAATTATGGCGGCTGAGAACGAGCGTAACCGCAACACGGGGCTAAGTAACATTATTGGTCAGGGCTACAACACTGCTTTTGGCAATGCACAGAACCAATACAACCAATCACAACAGCAAGCCTTACAAGGTTTGGGCGTTGGCTTGCAAGGTGCAAATACTCTGGGTCAACTTGGTCAAAACCAGTATGGTCAGCAGATGGGTATCAATCAGTTGCAAGCTGGATACGGCGCGCAACAACAAGCTCAGATGCAAAAAGGTTTGGATACTTCGTATCAAGACTTTACTAACCAGCAAAACTATCCATACAAGCAGTTAGGCTTCATGTCCGACATGATTCGTGGCTTGCCACTGGGTCAGCAATCTACTTCGCAGATGTATCAGGCTCCTCCTTCTGCTATCCAAACTGCGGGTTCTCTCGGGTTGGGTTACTACGGTTTAAATCAAATGATGAAAGCCGAGGGTGGTAGTGTTCAGAGTATGGCGGGCGGGGGTTTAGGTGGTGAAGTTCCCGGCGGTAGTGTGATGAGCCGCGAATACAAAGAAGGCGTAGTTGACAACATCCCTACGGATAGAGGTCTTCAAGCCGCCGTTATGGGCGCACAAGCCCGTGGTGATGGGGAAACAGAACTAGCTGCACGAAACGAAATGAACGAAGATGCTGCGATCCGTCGTGGTGTTTCTGGGCAAGTGCCCGCTCAATTTGCTGACAACATGGTGCGTGCCGCTAATGGCGGCATCGTTGCGTTTGCTCTTGGTGGCACACCAAGTAAATCTGACCTTATAAGACAGTCGTTGGAAGATAGAGAAGAACAGTCCCCTGAAGATTATTTAACAAACGTAAGAACACGTAACGAAGGTCTATCTTCTTTGTACGGCCCTGACCTTACGACGCCGTTTTCAAAAGAACTTGCAGAGACACGCGAACAATACAAGAGTGGGAATTTAAGTAATTTTGATAAAGGGCTGATTGCTCTACAAATGGCTGGAGCCGCAGTTGACCCCGCCGCTAGGGGCAATACAGCAGCAGCTTTTGGTCTGATAGCCAAAGTAGGTGGTCAGGCAGGCGCTCAACTTATGGCTCAAAATAAACAAGCCAATCGCGAGCTTCTTAAATCTCAGGCTGAGATGGCAACGGCTCAACAGAACCGCAACGAAGGCCGTGTCAAATTGGCTGCTGAGCAAGAAGACAAATCTCAAACGCGCAAAGCCGGTGCGTTTGAACAGAAACGTGATGCTATGACCAAAGCCGCTGAGCTTCTTAGCGCCGAGGAAAGAAACAAAGCGTCTGTTGCCGCGCAGATGGCGGGTGTCAACAGACCCGGTGAGACTGAGCGTATGCTTGAAAAACGAAATGATATTCTTTCGGGCAAGTCTTCTTATAACGGGTTAACTGGTGAAAAAGGCGCTGCGGCATACGACGAAGCGATGAGTAGTATTGGCGCGGCTCGTTACGGGGTTAAGTACACAGGACAAGATAAGGATGTAGAACGCCTTACTAACCTGTTAAAGAGCGACGATGAGTGGAAAACACTCAAACTGCAGCGGTCTTCCCTCGGTACTAACGCTAATTTATCGGATAAGCAAAAGCAAAAACTAACTGCGATTGACACACGTATTGGGGAAATTGAAGCCGCTAAACGGGCGGAAATTGGTAAAGCCCCGAGCGGTGCTGGTGCAGGTGCGCAAACTCCAACACCGCAATCGATTGATGCTTTACGGAAAGACCCTACCTTGCGCGATCAATTTGAAAGATTCTACGGACCCGGTTCATCAGCTAAATATTTAGGGGGATAAGAATGGCTAACTTCTTCGAGCAGTTCCATACTGCAAAAGAGGACAGGCCAACTGAAAATTTCTTTTCTCAGTTTCACCAGCCGCAAGAACAACAGAAACCTGCGCCCACTGAGTCCGGTGGGTTTGTTAACTCATACCTTGAATCGCTTAGAGAGCGGTTCACTACAGCCGCGCCAGCAGCCAAGTTATACACAACCGTAGGTGATCAAAAGCAAGCAACCGACGAACTACTAAAAGCTAAACAGGTATCTGATGAAGCCTTTAAGCAAACAGAATTTGGTGAGATAGGCGATGCGTTTAAAGCGGGCAACTTTGGCGAAGCTCTTAGCAAAACCGTAGACAAGTTCAAAGAAGTAGCTGGCTCATCTTTAGGCTCAATAACTCCTGCCGGTGCCATTGGTGTTGGAGCAAGGGTTGCCGCAGGTGCGGCGTTAGGTGCCGCTTCTCTACCTGCAGCGGCTATTGGTACAGCAGCATTTGGTATTGTTACTTTAGGCTCTTACATCGCTGACAACATCGGTCGTCAAAAGCAAGAACAGGAAAAGAAGGGCGACAAGTACGCCGACATCGACCGCTTACCCGCTACTGTTGCGGCTGCTGGTTCTACCGCTTTAGATTTAGTCGGGTTCAAATTCTTTAAACCTTTAGGCCGCTTAGTCGGCATTGAAGGTAAAGAAGCCTCAGAACGTGCCGCTTTAGAGATCGTTGAAGCCGCTACCAATCCTAAAGCGTATCGCAACGCGGTATTAAAAGGTACAGCGCAAGGTATTGCGTTTGAGGTGCCACAAGAAGTTTCTCAGCAAGTCCTTGAGCGTTGGCAAGCGGGCTTGGCGTTAAACCCGTTTGACGATCCAGAAGCCGCTAAAGAATACGCTGAAGCCGCCGGTGGCGCGATGTTGCTTGGTGGTCCTATGGGTGGCGCTAGTAAGGTTGCCCAGACTTACCAAGCCCGCCAGACACCAGAAGGACAAACACTTTTACAAGGTACTGATGCAATCCAGAGCAGAGTACTAGACAACCTTGGGGGAGAACAAGATGTTAGACAACCTATCAACCCACCAATTGGAGCGGGCGTTAGCGTGGATACACCACCCCCTCCACCAGCCGCCCCCGCAGGGGCTGGAACAACTGACACCAGCGGAGTGGTACGTACTGACGGGACTCCTGCGGGACCTACTGGAGGAGAAACTGCACCAGCAGGTTCACTAGACGATTTCAAACGTCAATACAACGATCTTCGCGATGAAGCGATGGCGTTGATAAACCAACCAAGACTCGACGAAGCTGATATGCGCAGACTGCATACGGTTAGACGAGACCTTGACGAAGTTATTGACACAAACGCTTCGTTTCTTAGTGAGAAACAGATTAAAAAATTAAAGAATCCCTCGATTGACGGGAATTCTATTATTGACAAGATTGTCGCGCCAATTATGGGCGCGGCACCGGGCAAAGCCAAAGCATCTCAGGGCGATATGTTTGGTAGTTTTGAATCGGCAAACCGTAACGCGCAACTTGCTATGGCGTTTACTGGTAGAGACCCAGTTAAAGCTATACAGCACTTAGAAGATAGGAAAAAAAGCGCATTAGCGCAGTTTGAGAAGAACAGAAACGATCCAGTTTTTGGTATGACATATGGTAGTCAACTGGGTATGACAAAAGGCCAAGCGGCTAGAAACCCAGAAGCGGTAGCTAAACACATACTGGACCAAACACTTGCTAATGTTGATCAGGCTATTGACCAACTTAAACGCAGAGCCAAACCATCTCAAGGCGATATGTTTGGTGAGGGTAAGAAGAGTGGCGCACCTATAGTGTATGAAAAGGGCGCGTTTATACCCCCCGATGATAAAAACGATTTTCCAAAAGCGTCTGTTAACTTTACTGAAATTGTTCCAGATAACGCTTTATACGAAAGTTTCTACGAAGATTTTCCGCAGTTCCCCAAAGGTTCGATGGACGGCGCTGTATTTGTTCATAGTTTTAATGTGCCCAAAGAAAGAGGCAAAGGGCTTGGTAAGAAATTATTAAACTCCACTTTGTCTTGGGCTGACCAAAATCAAAAGCATATATTTTTAATACCTGCAGCAAGCCCAGACGCACAACTTGGTGGCTTAACCCAAGAACAACTAAAAGAATGGTATGCGCGTAATGGATTTGAAGACCGTGTGGACTACATGGTTAGAAAACCTATACCAAAGCAAGCTAAAGCCGCAGAGTTAACCGCAGATCAAAAAACTGAACTCCTCAAAGGTGAGCAGGGGGAGATGATTGGGGACACTACTGACCCGGCAACTATTGCTCGGATGGAACTCATCAAAAAGCAAGAGGAGATTGAGAAGCGCCGTAAAGATGTAGCTTACGAAGTAACTCAAACAACGCCTCAAGAACGCTTACAGATTCTTGCTGAGCGTGAGGCCGACCTCAAACGCAAGCATGAAGCTGCGCTGGTTGAGCACAAACGCTTAGCTGATCTAGGTGCTCGCCCTGTTGAGGAAAGATTTGCCCGACCTTCTGGCTCAGAAATAAACAGAGCCAAAGCATTGGCTGTCAGCTACAACAAAGAACTTAACGACACTCGCAAAGAGATAGCAAAGACTCAAAAAGAAGCAGAGACTTACACACCTCCAGTGCAAGCCAAAGTTGCTGAGGCAGCGGCTCCTACTACTGTTGAGTCTACGCAAGAGCAACCTAAGTTGTTTGCAGATGAGGCGGGCGCGTCAACTCAAGGCGAGGCTACAAAGTATGTAACCCCTAGCGGGCAAGGCTTTAAGTTACCCACGCAAGCCCAACCAGCCCCGTTACCAACCGCTGTTGATAAAGACAAGTACCTGTCAAAAGAAGAACAGGAGAACGTGTCCGCTGAGAAAGAGGACAGGCTTGCGGGCGCTACTGAGAAAGACTTAAAAGCTGCTGTCGCCATCAGAGACGCCGCGTTGAAAAAAGTTCGCCGTATAGAGAAATACATAGAGACACAAAACCCATCAAAGAGTTTGTTGGACAAAGCTAAGGTTAACTTAGAAGATGCCAAGAAGAGATACCGTATTGCCGCCATTGAAGTAGCAGACATATACGATGTGCTGGAGAGTAAGGGCTACAAGTTTGAGAGCAAAGACGCTTCACAAAAAGTAGATAAGCGCAAAAAAGTTGAGGAAGATGTTGAACATATTGTAGAGACTGAGGAAGGCGGAATTATCAATGACTTCTTTGACGGTATAAAACTTCAGTCGAGCGAAGAAGATTCCGCAAAACGCTACCGCAGTTCTAAGAATACTGCCGCTAACACACTGTTGGAGTATGACATTGCTGAGCCCGGACAGAAAAGTAGTGAAGGTGTGCAGAGGGTGCTGGACTACCTCGCCAGCCGTGTGGGTGGCGTTGAAAAATTGGTGAATCTCACCTCTGCGCTATACGACGCTACGCCCGCCCAACAGTCGCGCATGTTTGAGAAGCTAGACCTTCCAGATTTGACGACTATCCGAGGCATGGACAAATTCCGTGATGAACTGCAGGGGTTTGTTGAAGACCTGCACAGTTCCGGAGAAGGCATAAATTTAATTACGCGTGATATGCCGTCGCCCTTCCACGGACGCCGTATCCCCTACACAGAAACTATTACAACAATCGGTGTAACTACACAAACAAGTAGGTTTCAATCTGGTAAACCCCGCCAGCCCAATCAAGTAGAAAAGGAAACTCAATACGTAATTGCAGACCGCAAATTGCGCAATGCGTTGCTTATGTTGAAGCAAGCATTAGGTGTACGTAAAGGGCTATCCAAAAGACAGCACGCAGCTATAAACTATTTGTTTAAAGACAAATATATAGACAAGTTTGGAGATGCCTTAGCTGACTTGGCGTTTGATCTTGCGTACTTCGCTATAGACCCTGACCACCACGGAAAAAACTCAACATTCTTTGGTAAAGGCGGTGAGTATGCGCAAGATTTTCGCGAGTGGGTTGTTTTAAACCTAGATCAAAGCACGGTAGATATTCTTAACTCTATGGTGGCTGAACACGCACGCAACCACGCGGCAAAAGTAGAGTTTGACGAAGCTACATCTAAGTTCAACGAAGAAAATAATAAAAAGTCAGAGAAGCAAACTCAAGCCTATGAAAAGCGCACCGGTCAGAAAGTACCAAGGGCGCCTAGGAAAGTGCGTATTGGTGACGTTAAAGAAGAACAACAAGCGCCTCTAGTAAACCTAAAAAATTTACCCACTACCCATATATTGCTCCCAATCGTCTCGCGTCTGCTGGAGCAGGGTAAGGTGCAGGAAGCACTTCAGATCATGTCTGACTCTAAGGGTAACCCCTACTATTCATCATTAGCTCAGCGTTTGCTCGACACCGGTATGACCGCTAAGTCTCGTGTAATTGACTTAGACCTCATAGAGTCTTTGAACAACGACCCTAATATAAAAGAGTCCCTCGATAAACGGTTAGAAGTATTGCGTGATTTAGTGGTTACTATGTATCCAACAGAACGGCAAACCGCTATAACTGCAGGCTTACGTTCGTCTAAATTGCGGGAACTTACAACCGCTATCCAGACGCTTCAAAGCACGATTGACTCTGTGGGTGCGTCAGAGGGGCAGAAGCAAGCACTTGAAAGCACCTACAAACTTTTAGAAGATGAGTTCAACTGGAACGGTAAGTACGACCCAGCCACAGATGAAATTGTTCTGCGTTCTGGTAATGGTAAATTAACCAATACGTTGTTCTTGCATGAGTCGCTACACGCAGCGGCTTCGTACCTTATAGACAACGCAGACAAATTAACAGGCGTACAACGTCAAGGCTACGACCGTTTAGTAGAACTATACAATTACTCTAAGAAAGTTTTAGCCGCCGAAGAGTTTGACAACGAGTTTTACGACCTAGACGAGTTTGTGTCGTACGCACTTACAGACCCAGTTTTCCAAGCCCACTTGCGTACTTTGGGATACAAGGCCGCTCCAATGTCATTGTGGAATGTGTTTACCGATGCTATTCGTAAACTGTTCAACGTCAAGAAAGGTTACGAGAGCAACGTTATGGTTGAAACCATGCTGGCTGCGGACACTTTGCTCTCTGGAACGATGATGTTAGAAGGGCTTAATGTTGGTGGTGCAAAACCAACAAAAGCTAAACAAACTAAAACTACTACGTTTAAACCCGGTATGCCTAATCAGCCGGGGATGATTGCGCGATTGATGAAGGGTAGTTCTTGGTCTCAACAGGCCATGAGAGAGTTCCGCAGCATGAAGGCTAGTGCCAGACCAGCGGCTCTTGGCTTACTAACTTTGCGCCAGATTGATGACCTGATAGCCGGACGCATCCCACAACTCAGTAACTTCATTAAAGTGACTGAGGATTTCTTAGCCCGCAAGAACCGCATCCTTAAAGAGTCTGGTGAAATTTCTAAGTCGTGGGAGAAGCTCCAAAGTAAAGACGCTGAGATGTCTAGACAAGTTGGTCTAGTCATGCACATGGCTACCATTACAGAGATAGACCCAGATAAAGCGACTCTGTTCCAGCGTAACAACAATCAAGATTTGATGATCGAGTGGAAAAACCTCAACGATGAGGGTAGACGCATCTATCGTGAAGTGCGCAATTTCTATGAGCAACGCTACACTGAGTACAAACGACTCATGCGCAACCGCATAAACTCTATGAGCGGGCGTGGCTTGTCTAACTACAAGATTGCACAGATGCTTGCGCGTATTGAAGGCGTACCAGAATCTGTTTTGAACAGCGTTGAGGAGTTCAGCCCATCCGTAGATACAGTCAACGCCTTGCTACGTTCTGGGTTCACTAAGAAAGTGGAGGCTGATTTAGCGGCTGGCGGTGCTGATAAACAAACAATTCTCTCTATTAGGGAGAAGTTTGAGAAAGAAAAAATTAAAGGGCCGTACTTCCCGCTAATGCGCTTCGGTCGTTTCTGGTACGAGATTGGGCCAAAGAACAACCGTGAGTACTACATGTTTGAGACTCAAGCCGCCCGCGATGCCCACATCGAAGAGCGTATTGCCAAAGACCCATACTTGGCGGATACGATTGGCACAAGCATCGGTAATGACTTTAAGTCTCAGATGAGTTTCCATGCGCAGCAGTCCAACTTACTAAAAGAAATGTTTGACTCTGTTGATCAAATGGATGTAAGTAACCTCACGCCCGCTGAAGCAGAGCAAAAGAAACAAGCTCTAAAGGATGAGTTTTATCAAACGTTCCTAGAGAACTTACCTGACAACAGTATGCGCAAACGGTTCATACATCGCCAAAACAAAGCGGGTTACTCAGAAGATGCACTCCGTAGCTTTGCTACATCGTCTTTCAACATGGCGTATCAACTGTCTCGCTTTGAGCATTCTCCCAAACTGTTCTCTCAACTAGAAGCCGCAAAGCTACAGTTAAAAGGCAGGTTTGATCCTAAAGTTGGGTACGACCCAGCCGTGATTCGTGAGAACGACGAACTCAACGATTACATCGGAGAGACGAGACGTCGCCTTGATTTAATCTTGAACCCGACCGATGTAGGCACCATACCTTCTATGTTGTCTAACGTAGGCTTCATCTACTATCTGTCGTCTGCGGCTTCCGCGGTCACCAACGTGCTTGGCGGTGTGATGATTGGCTTCCCGACTTTGGTTGCACAGAAAGTCAAACTTGATCCTAAGATGTCCTATGCACAGGCTACTACTGAGGCGTTGTTTGAAGCTAGTAAATCAGTTGCGCAAGCTATAGCTGGTATGGCTAAAGGTGTGGACGCACCACCAAGCGGGATGTCAAAAGTAGAGCAAGCCGCTTTCAATAGGTTTGTGGCTGACGGCTTGATTGACATTACTGCAACGTACGACCAATCAGGTTTGGCGTCTACACCGACTGAGAACTACTCTGGTTTGCGTCATAAGAGCATGAAGGCTCTTACCTTCTTGTTCCATCAAGCAGAACGATTGAACCGCGAAGTCGTGGCTATGACAGCGTTCCGTACTGCATATGCAGAGGCTACTAAGGCGGGCTTGTCTTCCAGAGCGGCGTTCACAAAAGCCGTTGCTAATGCCAAGGATGTAACAAACCGGTCTATGTTTGACTATTCGTCAACTAATAAGCCACGCTACTTCCAGCATCCCGTCGCCCGCGTAGTACTGCAGTTCAAACAGTTCCCGCAGCA